CGGCGAACGTCAAGCTGTTAACCAAGACGCTATCGTCAAGCTCATCGGTTTTGCCGGCAACCTCACATCTTCAGGCCCGCAATTCTGCGGCGTTCTGATCGCTTAAAAGGAAACCATCATGGCATATACATTTGACGAACCCCGTTTGGGACTTCAGCAAATTGCTGAAATTAACGACACAGTAGTTACCGCAGGTGGAACAACTATTGTTGCCCCGCCAGCAGTATTGGGTAGCATTGTTCGTGCGTTTGACCCAATTTTTGGTGAAGGCGAGTTTATCTTGTTGCTAGGTGTTGCAAGCACTGTTGTTGGTTCTGTTGTGCGCTACAACGCTACAACTTACCAAACAACTTTGGTTGTTAACACCGCCGTTCAAGACGTACCTGTTGCAGTCGCTATGTCGGCTTGCACAGCGGGTCTTTATGGTTGGTATCAAATCGCTGGTAATGCAGTCATCAAGAAAACTGCTGTGACCGTTGCACCTAACGTCACTCTGTTCTTGTCGGCTACAGCTGGTCGTGTGAAAGTCTTGGCGTCTGCCGGTCTGCAAGTTGTTGCTGCTCGTTCAGCCAACTTGACTACCGTTACCTCTACGACTTCAACTATTACCGTTACCATCAACCGTCCACATCTCCAGTCACAGATTACCTAAATGATTGAAGCTGTACTTGATGTTGTAGGGAACACAAAGCCTGACGTTTTGTTGGGCAATGTGCAGCGATCCGTAAAAAGGTCGCTGCCTTGGTTTGATTTTGACGAGTCACCCCAAGGCAGCGTCTGTCTTGTTGGTGGTGGGCCAAGTCTGGTTGACACGATTGACCAGTTAAAAGTCCGTCATCAAAACGGCGCAAAAGTATGGGCAATGAACGGCTCTTACGATCATTTGCAAAGCCAAGGCATTATCCCTGATGTAATGGTGATGCTTGACGCTCGACCAGAGAACGTGAGATTTGTTCAGAATCCACAGCAATCGACTACGTTTTACATTACTAGCCAATGCGACGATGCAGTATTTGATGCGTTGGAAGGGTACAAAGTGGTGCTAGTTCACGCCAATACGCCTGGCGTTTATGAATTGCTTGAGCATGAAAAGGCTCGACCAGTTCATCTGATGGGCGGGTTTACAACTGTTGGCATCTTGTCGTTGATATTGGCTAAGTTGCAGGGGTTTCAGCGCATCTTTATGTTTGGCATGGATTCAAGTTACCGAAACGGCGAACACCATGCTTACAAGCAAGAAAGTAATGACGCAGAACGTGTAATTGACGCTATGATTAACGATGTGACGTATAAGTGTGCGCCGTGGATGGCACAACAGGTAACAGATTTTCAGAATGTCGTAGCAGGCTTTGGTGATGTTACGATTGAAGTATGTGGCGATGGACTTTTGCACGAAATGGCAAAAGCGATGAGTAACTAAACTTTAAGGATTATCATGGCATTTCCATCTAGAATTATGGGCGCTGGCAATTCGTCGTTAACTGCACAAGTAATCTGTGGCGAAGGCGCTGTCGGCCTAGTCGCTACTGGCACAACCGCAGCAGATGCTTTGCAGCTAAACGTATCAAACAACACGATTACGACTTCAGCAGCATCAACTGGCGTTAAGTTGCCACCTTGCGAAACTGGCGCTGAAATGATTATTCGTAATGATTCGGGTCAGACAATTACCGTCTATCCTTACAATACAAGCACTACAATGAACGCAGCTGCCGCAAGTGTTACGCTTGCAAACGCTAAAACAATGTTGGTAAAAGCAACTTCCGCAACTACATGGGTAACATTAACAGGGGCTTAAATTGGCTTTAGACAGCGATATTCACAGCGCAGACAACCATTTGCACGTTGAATTTTACGTTTACGACAAAGAACCGTATAAAGAAAAGCCGTTTGTTAGAATTACAGTACCAGGCGATAAGACGAACATTGTTGACCAGCCCGTTCGGGAAGATCACAAAAGACGTTTTCCACGCCAATGGTTGCACTTTCAGATGCAAAACAACAACGCTGAAGTTATTGGCGTACCGTTGGAACAATGGGTAAAAGACGATCCTGAGAACTTTAACGATATGCAGATGGCAGAATTGCAAATCTTTAAATTCCAGACAGTTGAGCAAGTTGCTACCGCTACCGATAACCAATTGCAGCGCATTGGCATGGGTTCGACAGGCTTGCGAGAGTTGGCAAGGCGTTATTTGCAAGTTAAAAACCAATCTTCTAGCCAAACTGAGATTGAACACACCAAGCAGGAACTTGCTCAAGTTAAAGAGCAAATGGCGGCTTTGATGGCTCAGTTGTCGGAAAAGAAGGTTGGGAGGCCAAAAAAAGAGGAATAAATGTCATCAACGATGCTACAGCTAGTCACCCAAGTTACCAATGAATTGGGTGTATCAACGCCAACTACTGTGGCATCGAATACGAACCAAGATGTAATTCAAATCTTGGCGTTGATGAACGCTGCCGGCTATGAGTTCTTGCGAAAGCATGACTGGCGAGAATTAACTAAACGGCACACATTCACCACAACCTTTAGCGTAACAACTGGTGATGTGCTTGAAAACACATATACGATTACCAACATCCCATCGACAGCTGGGCTTGATACAACGTATCAGGTTGTAGGTAACGGCATCTCAAATGCGGCTTACATTGAATCGGTTGACTCAGCTACGCAAGTAACGATCAACTTACCCATTACAGGGACGTATTTAGGCACTTCAATCACTTTTGAAAAAGTGCAGTACCCTTTACCCTCAGATTACGAATCAACCGTTCCTCGTACTCATTGGGATCTCAGCAAGCATTGGGAGATGCTAGGCCCAGAAAGCCCACAGCAATGGGAATGGCTGCTTTCAGGATTTATCGCTACCGGCCCACGGATTCGCTGGCGCTTGTTGGGTAAATACTTTCAGATCTGGCCTGGCGTTTCGACTAACGAGTTGTTGGGCTACGAGTATCGGTCAAAGGGTTGGGCATTATCTGACACAGGCGTTGTAAAAGATTCATTTACTGCCGACACAGATACTTGCATTTACCCAGATCGACTGATGGTATTGGCTACTAAGCTCAAGTATTTTGAGGCTAAAGGCTTTGATACCACAGCGATGTATCGCAACTATATTGAGGAATTTGAGATTGTTCGGGCGCAGGATACGTCAGCGGCTAACTTGTCGTTTGCACCACGCCCAGGCACAGTCTTGATCGGCTACGACAACATTCCTGATACTGGCTACGGGACAAACTAATGGCAAGCCGACTTGTTCAAGGTACGGCGGCACGGGTTCAGTCATTACCAGCGCCTATCGGTGGTTGGAACGTGCGGGACTCCATTGCAAACATGGATACGCTAGATGCCGTTCAATTAACCAATTTGTTCCCCACAGTCAACAATGTGGTGTTGCGTGGTGGATATACAAAATATTCCACCGGCATCACGGGTCAAGTTCAGACTTTGATGGGTTATTCAAGCGGTGCAACTGACGAATTGTTTGCAATTGCAGGAACGTCGATTTACGACTGTACTGCTGGTGGTGCAGTTGGCGCAGCGGTCAAGACGGGTCTGAGCAACGCAAAGTGGGAATACACCAACGTCACAACGCCTGCCGGTGGTTACTTGTATTTGGTCAATGGCGTAGATGCGCCGTTGCTATATGACGGTTCAGTATGGACAAATCCAACCATTACTGGCGTAGGGGCAAGCAGTTTAAGCAACATTGCCATTTTTAAAAACCAAGTTTGGTTTACGCAAAACGCAAGTCTAAAGGCATGGTATTTGCCTACTCTAAGCATTGCAGGCGCAGCTGCCGCAATTGACATGAGTTCGGTTGCCCAACTTGGTGGATTCTTGGTTGCCGTGGGAACGTGGACAATTGATGCAGGCTACGGCGTAGACGATAACCTAGTGTTTATAACGTCCAATGGCGAGGTTATTGTTTGGGCGGGTACTGATCCCTCAGATGCTACGAAATGGGCGCTAGTGGGCGTTTGGAGGGTTGGCAAGCCTGTTGGTAAGCGATGCCTACTAAAGTACGGCGGCGATATGCTGATGCTGACCTACAACGGTCTATATCCACTTGCCGCAAGCCTGCAATCATCCAGACTTGATCCCCGTGTTGCTTTGTCTGACAAAATACAAGGCGCATTTACTGCTGCAACGCAAACGTATGGCAGTAATTTTGGGTGGGACATTATGTTTGACCCACAACATAATGCTTTAACTGTAAATGTGCCGGTCGCTGAAGGCCAACAACAGCAATATGTGATGAATAACATCACGAAAGCCTGGTGCAACTTCACGGGCCAGTACGCTAATTGTTGGGCAATCTTTGACAACGAGCCGTATTGGGGTGGCAATGGCTTTGTTGCTCATGCCTGGGATGACAACTACGCTGATGACACAAGCGACATAAACGGCTATGCGTTACAAGCGTTTAACTATTTTGATGCCCGTGGGTACAAAAAGTATTTTACTAGAGCTAGACCGTCGATTTTTACTAACGGCACACCGTCAATATTCATTGGTTTAAACATGGATTTTGATTTGGCAGACACGACTGCGGCGCTAAGTTTTAGCCCACAAGTATCTGCTAAGTGGGACGTTGCGTTGTGGGACGTAGGCTATTGGGCAACAGACACGGTAATCACAAACAATTGGCAAGGCGTGACTGGGATCGGTTATTGCGCTGCAACACAGTTTAAATCTGCCTCTCAAGGAACGACAATTCTATGGGCATCGACGGACATTGTTTACCAACAAGGTTGGGGTGGCATATAACCCAAGGCGCTGAAATAGGCCATTGGGTAGCAGAGCGAGTACAGGGTAAATATTTTGCAGATGGTTCGCAAGCAATTGGGTTAGAGCGTGACGGTCAGATTATTGCAGGCGTGATTTACGAGAATTGGAACAAAGCCTCGATTGTGTGCCATATAGCAATTGAAGGACGTATTACAAAAGGGTATTTAAAAGCGATATTTAACTACCCTTTTAAGTTTTGTAAGGTAAAAAAGATTATTGTGCCGGTGAGCAGTACCCATGCAAAAAGCCTAAAATTAGTCACTAAGATGGGTTTTAGTGAAGAAGCAAGGGTTAAAGATGCTGTACCGGATGGCGATATTATATTTTTGACATTGGCACGGGAAAAGTGCCGGTTTCTAGGGGTAGAAAATGGGTAAGTCGAGCGCAGCACCACCAACACCGGATTATGTCGGCGCAGCTAAACAGCAGGGGATTGATAACCTTGCCGCAGCTAAACAGTCGAACATTATGTCTAACCCAAATATGTATACGCCATTTGGCAATCAAACGGTGACGTATTCAAGCCCAACATTTGACCAATCCGCATATGAAACAGCGTTGGCTAAATACAACGCAAATAAAATTGATCCAAACGCTTATTACCGAACTGGTGAGGGCGGTCAAACAAGTTTTGACCAAGGTAGTTTTGACTTAGCTAATGCAAAACGAGGTGCAGCGCCAACCCGTGAAGGGTTTATGACTGGTGGCGGGATGCCAACTGTTACACAAACTTTGACTCCACAAGCGCAACAAACTTTAGACTCGCAACAACGTGTGCAAACAGCGTTGGCTAATCTTGGTGAAGTTGGCATTTCAAATGCTTACGACACATTATCAAGACCGTTTACGCCAACATCAACTGACATCAAAAAAGATTTTGGTGGATATGGTGCTGTACCTTTAGGCGATCAATATGGGTCAGCACAAGCAAAAACTGCTGCTGATACTTATGGTTTAGCGCAAAGACAGATTGATACTAACAATCTAACTCAAATGCCTACCAATGCAGGAATGAGCGCACAGCAAGCTATTTTGGCAAGACTTGATCCGACAATTCAAGCAGGCGATACATCATTTAAGCAAGCATTAGCAAACCAAGGTTTAGCGCCAGGCACAGCTGCCTATGATGCTGCATACAGAAATCGTCAAATGGGCGTTAATGACTTATATAACCAAGCTGCGTTGCAAGGCATCAGCCTTGACATGGCGGCTCGTCAACAAGGATTAAACGAACAATTAGCGCAAGCTGGTTTATTTAACGCCGCCGTGGGTCAAAACTTTGGTCAAGGCGTTACTGCCGACCAACTTGCAAATGCTGCAATTGGTCAGAATTACGGTCAAGGTATGCAAACCCAAGGTACGCAATTTGCCCAAGGTCTTAATAAAGCTCAATTTCAGAATACGGCACAGCAACAGCAGCTGGCGCAAGATTTTGCGTTACGGGCGCAACCAATTAACGAAATTATTGGTCTTATGGGCGGTTCACAAATTCAATTGCCACAATTCCAAGGTTATCAGGGTACTAGCGTTGCACCAGCGCCAACATTTGCGGGTACTCAAGCTCAAGGTCAAGCTGATATGTCACGCTACGGTATTCAGCAAGCAGGCAACAATGCCATGACTCAGGGCTTATTTAGCGCACTTGGAACGGCTGCAATGTTTGCACCAAAATTTTCTGATCGACGCTTAAAATCAAATATTGTTCAAATTGGCACTCACCCACTTGGAATTGGTATTTATGAATACGACATTTTTGGTAAACGTGAGCGTGGCGTGATGGCAGATGAAGTTGCTAAGGTAATGCCAGATGCAATCGTGCCGCATGATAGCGGTTTCATGATGGTTAATTACGGGAAATTATGATGCTAAATCAATACGTCAATCTCACGCCACAGCAGAAAATGGCTCAGATGCTGCAACAGCAAGCACAACCGACCCAGTTGCAGGGCGATATGCAACAGCAGATGCCGCAAGCTCAGAACCCGTTTAGTGGCGTTCAAGACGCAATGAAAATGTATCAACAAGCAAGCCAACGAAATCAAATGCAAGATATGCAAGATTACATGGCTCGGATGAAACTTGGTCAAGCTCAGACCGGCGGTATGTTTGATCGTGGCAACGCTGTTGGGCCAGACGTAACTGCAAACAATTACACGGGGTAAATCATGGCTACTGTTATGCCAACAACGCAAGGTTATCGTGCGCCAGGCCCGTATGATGAGGATTACCGTTCAATTGCTCGGCGTGAGCAAATGGCGCAAATTTTGCAACAACAGGCTTTGCAACCAATTGAAGTTGGTGCATACCAAGGTATTCAAGCGCCTATTTCGCCATTGTCCGGAATTGCTAAAATTCTGCAAGGTTATTTTGCAGGGCAACAAATGGATAAGGCTGACGAAGGCCGCCAAGATTTATTATATAAATCTGAAAATGCTGATCGTGCTTTAGTTGGGTTGCCACCTATTGAAAGAACAAGACCGCAACAATTAGCTCAAGCGTTACAGCAACCAGCGGCTACAACATATGGTGAGGGTGCGCCACCGACAGGTATGTCACCAGCGGGTATGCCACAAACAAGTATGCCATCAACAGGTGTGCCGCAACCTCAAGTTATGCCAGTTGCTCAATCATTCCCGATTGGGCCATCTGGCGCATACCAAAACTTGCCACCAAATCAAGAAATTGATGCAGTACCGCAAGCAGCGCCAGTTCAAACTATGCCAACGCAAGGCGTACCGACTCAAGCTGTAGCGCCAAAAGGTCAATTTACGCCACCAGGCGGCGGTTCACCATTGCCATCAGTAACCGGCGATCCTGTAAAAGATTTGGCATTGCTTAAACAGTTTAGAGGCGATACAGCTGCATACGTTAAATTTGCTTATGAACAAAACAAGCCACAAGTGTTGCCTAGAGGTTCTTCATTAGTAACCAATCAAGGTAGAAACATTACTGGAACGCCTGACGAAAAAGGTAACATTATTGTTCAAAACGCTGACGGTAGTTATCGAATTGAAAAAGTTGCTGGCGCAGCAGAAACAACACGAAGCGACGCTTTTATAAAAGAATATGCAACTCAAGGCGCACAAGCCACAGTAGCACGGGACACCACGCATTTTGGTTTGGCAGAATCCGCACCTCAAAATATTGAAAAAGCTAATCGAATTATTGATTTAATTGATTCAGGTGCATTAACTGGTACGGCAGCAGAAAGAAAACTTCAAATTGCTCGTTTGTTTAACATTACGGGTAATGGGCCAGAAGAAACAATTAAAAAGACTGAGTTGTTGATTTCTAGTCTTGGTCAAAACGTGCTTGATAACATTAAAGCGTCCGGTCTTGGTGCAGGACAAGGATTTACAGATACCGACAGAGAATTCTTAAAGAATGTAGTTGGTGGTTCAATCGAACTTAATGCAAAAACTCTTGCTGATTTGGCTAGATTGCAAAAACTATCTAATCAACGTAACGTTGAAAGATGGAACAAACGGGTTGGCGAAATTGATCCAAACGTTAGAAAAGACATGGGCTATAAACCCGTTGAGCTAGGCAACACTTACAGTCAAAGCGAAATTCGTGCTGAATTGAAACGCAGAGGATTGACTCAATAATGGCTGAACCATACAACATTGATGAGTTAACACAAGACCCGTTTTTAAGGTTAGTTGTTAAACCTGAATCTGGCGGTCAAAATATTGCCAATGTGCCGTTGCCAGGCGCAACCCCATCGTCAGCATTTGGTTTGTTTCAAATAACAAAACCAACTTTTGATCATATTGTTACAACAAACCCTAATTTACAAGGGCTTTCTTACGATGTGTTTCAAAAAGATCCAAAAGCGCAAGTTTCGGTTGCAGAAGCATTAGCTAAATCACATCGAGCTACGTTAGCAAGTCACGGGTTAGAAGATAATCCGACAAATATGTATGGAATGTGGTTTGGTGGATCGGGTGGTGGCCCTGCTCTTTTAAAAGCAGATGAAAATACCCCGATGACCTCAGTATGGGGACAAAACGAAATTGCGTCTAACCCGTGGGTTGGAAAATTAACAGCAGGCGAATTACGCAAAAATTTATCCTCTAAAGTAGGAACGCAATATTCTTCAATGGCAACCGCAACCACATCAGACGTAAATCCAGTAGGAATATCGTCAATGAGTAACGAGCAATTGCTTAAACTTGCGACACCATCTGCGCCTAAAGGCTTGGAAGGGTTAAGCAACGAAGAATTGTTAGGCATGGCAAAAGGTCAGCAACCAACTGCACAAGCGCCACAAGGCCCAATGGGGGGCGCTGACGTTGCGTTTCAAGCCATTACCAATATCCCGTCAAGCGCAGCAAAGTTTGCGGGTGATATTTACCAAGCCGTTACAAACCCTGTCGAAACGGTTAAAAGCATTGGTATGTTGGGTGCAGGCGCAATTAAAAATGCGTTGCCCAAGTCTGTTACTGATTTCATTACCTCAATCAGTAGTGAGCCTGGTCAGATTGACAAAGCCGTGGAAATGGCTAATGCCGTGGGTGGCGAATATGCTAAAAAATACGGCTCTCTAGAAGGGTTTAAGACAGCAATTGCAACTGATCCTGTAGGAACAGCAGCAGACATTTCTATGCTGTTTACTGGTGGCGGCTCATTAGTTGGTAAGTTGCCTGGCATGGTGGGTCGTGCAGGCGAAACGGTTGCTAACGTTGGTCGTGCAATTGATCCTTTAAATCTTGCGGTTAAATCCGTTACAAAGCCTTTGCAATTAGCAGAAATGCTTGCCACGCCTGCCGTTGGTTTGGCAACTGGCGCAGGCGCAGAATCTATCCGTGAAGGTGCAAGAGCAGGCGCAGCTGGTGGTGCAAAGGCAGAAGCGTTTTTGGGTCAATTGCGTGGCAATGCGCCAATTGAAAACGTGGTTGCTACAGCTAAAGAGGCTGTTGCAGAGTTATACAGAAACAAGTCAGATGCATACAAATCTGGCATGACGGGGGTAACGCAAAACAGAGCATTGCTTGATTTTGCGCCAATTGACCAAGCAATCATCAACGCTGAAAAAGTTGGTACTTTTAACGGCGTAGTTATTCGTGGAAACGCAGCAAGTGCTTTAAAAGAAATTAAAGACAAAGTTGCTGAATTCAAAGCCGGCAATCCCGCTGTATTTAGAACGGTTGAAGGTTTTGATAAGTTAAAACAAGCCATTGGTGATATTCAGCAAGCGTTGCCTTATGGCACACCAGCTCGTAAAGTTGCTGACGATTTATACAATTCTGTTAAAAATGAAATTGTTAAACAAGCGCCTGATTACGCAAAAGTAATGGGCGATTACGAGCAAGCAAGTGCGTTGCTTAAAGACATTGAAGGATCGTTATCGCTTGGCAAGAAAGCCAACATTGATACGTCGGTTCGCAAGTTGCAATCAATATTGCGTAATAATGCAAACACTAATTACGGCAGACGGGTTGATTTAGGTCGGCAATTAGAGGCTACAGGTGTGCCAGGCGCTGACACATTGTTTCCGCAATTAGCCGGTCAAATGTTAAGTTCGCCCACGCCTAGAGGTATTCAAGGTGCAACAACCGCATTAGGCGGTGCTGCTGCATATGCAACTAATCCATCGTTGTTGCCTGGGCTTGCACTAACTTCGCCACGATTAGTTGGCGAGGCAGCATATTACGGCGGTAAAGCAGGCGGTGCAGCACAACGAGTGGCTGAAGCGCTAAAAACATACACAGGCAAATTGCCAATTGATCCTTATACTTTAAGAATGTTGGCAGCTAAATTAGGGCAAATGCAGCCCGAAGAACAGAGGCAATAAAAATGAGTTACAACGGTTCAGGCACGTTCGTCATCAACTCAACTGGTCAGCCAGTTGTTACAAACACAGTCATTTCATCGACAGCGTTTAATGCGCTAACCGCTGATCTTGCAACTGGTTTAACAACTGCGCTGACTAAAGACGGTCAAACGACACCGACAGCCAATATTCCCATGGGAACGTTTAAGTTTACAGGATTGGGGGCGGGTTCTTCTGCAACTGATTCTGCAAACTTATCGCAAGTGCAAAGCTCGGTTGGATCATTTTTAACCGCAGCCGGCACAGATACCATTACAGCGTCGGTTAGCCCATCGTTGACTGCTTATGCTGTTGGTCAAACTTTTAAATTTATTGCTGCTGCGACAAATACAGGCGCAGTCACTATTAACATTAGTACGCTTGGTGCTAAATCTATTTTAAAAAATGGCGCAACGGCGTTATCTGCGGGTGAATTAGTTAGCGGTTCAATGTATCAAATTGTTTATGATGGTACACAATTTCAACTTATCGGGGCTGGCGGCGTTACAGCTGGCAAAGCAATAGCTTTTTCAATCATTTTTGGACTATAAATCATGGCCGCACCTAATATTGTTAACGTTAGCGCAATTTATGGCAAAGTCGTAACTGCCGATTTAACTTCAACATCTGCAATTTCAGTTTTAAGCAATGCTGCATCAAGTGGCAAAGTGTTTAAAATTGATTCGCTTGTGGTAGCTAACATTGATACTGCTAATGCTGTAAACATTACAGTTAATCATTATTCCGCTGCGGCGCTTGGCGGGACTGCAACTGCAATTGCCTCGACAATTTCCATTCCTGCCAATTCAAGTTTGATTGTGATTGATAAAACAACCATGATTTATCTTGAAGAAAATATGTCGATTGGTGCTGTGGCGGGTACGTCAAGCAAATTAAAAGTCGTTTGTTCTTATGAGGACATTTCGTAATGGCTTTAGGAAACCAAGGGCAAATAGGCCCATTTCGTGCGCCCTCAAGTGGGATGCTACGGCTATCTGCTTTACAACAAAATAGATCAGGCCCTTATACGGTTAATTATCTTGTTGTAGCTGGCGGTGGTGGTGGTGGCCCTGGTTCAAATGATACGGGTGGTGGTGGCGGTGCAGGTGGGTTGTTAACCGGCATTTCTTCTCTTGCTATTGGTACTGCATACACAATTACCGTTGGTGCGGGTGGTGCAGGCGGTGTTCCTTCCTCAAATGGTTCAAACGGTTCAAATTCTTCGTTTGCTGCTATATCTGTTTCAACTGGTGGCGGCGGCGCTGGTCGTGGCGCTGGCGGCGGTTCAGGCACAGCAGGAAATAATGGCGGTTCAGGTGGTGGTTCAGGACAAAACGCAAGTCCAGGCGGTACAGGAATTGCTAATCAAGGTTTTGCAGGCGGTACAAGTACGGGCATTGTAAGTGGCGCTGGCGGTGGCGGTGCGGGTGCTGTAGGTTCTAACGCAACGGGTGCAAGTGCAGCTGGTGCGGGTGGAGTTGGTGTGGCTTCCAGTATTAGCGGATCATCTGTATTTTATTCAGGTGGGGGTGGAGGTGCTGCAAACTCTGGTGCTGTTGGCGCTGCGGGTGGGAATGGAGGCGGCGGGACAGGTGGTAGTTATTCTGGAACTAACGCAGGAACAGCAGGCACAGCAAATACGGGCGGTGGTGGTGGTGGCTCTGGATCAGCAACAACAGCAACTGGCGCAGCAGGCGGTTCAGGTGTGGTAATTATTTCTTACCCAGGATCGCAACGTGGAACGGGCGGCACAGTTACAACTAGCGGCGGCAACACTATTCACACGTTTACATCTTCAGGGACGTACACAGCATGAGTTATTTTGCAAGAGTACCGACAATTACAAATGGCAAAGGCATTGTCGATGATGTTATTGCTGCTGACCAAGCGTTTATTGATTCAGACGCAGAAGGTGATCCAAGTATGTGGTGGCAGACTTCATATAATACTCATGGGAATGTTCACTACGGGCCTGACGGTCAACCAGATGGCGGCGTAGCTTTAAGAGCTAATTATGCAGGCATTGGTTATACGCTTGATACATCTGTTGTACAAGATGGCGTAGTCGGTGTGTTTTACGCACCACAACCGTATCCATCGTGGATTTTAAATACGCAAACTTATTTGTGGGAAGCGCCAGTTCCAATGCCAAAAACTGGTGGGCCATATTCTTGGGACGAGGCTACAGAATCTTGGGTAACAAGTGCTTAACTTCATTGCCATATTGTTGATTTCACCATTGATACTGCTATGCAGCGTGTGGTTGATACCGTGGGCAATTTTTGCAATGTTTAAGGGTAAATAATGGATTGGCAAATAATCATCAATATCGGTGCAGGTTCACTACTGACTATTGGTGGTTGGTTTGCCCGTCAGTTATGGGATTCTGTCAAAGAACTCAAGAAAGAGATTGCCGATCTAAAGCTGCACGTTTCAGAAACCTACGCAAAAAAATCAGAAATTGAAACGCTTGAATCCCAAATGGAAAAACGCTTTGACCGCCTTGAGCAGATGATTGCTCGTCTGTACGACAAAATCGACGCCAAGGCAGATAAATGACTTACTTAAAAGCAAAGTTGGAAGCGTTCAAAGCGTGGTGCTGGCGCATGGTGGCTTGGTTTAAAAACGTGAGGTTCTGACATGTTTCCAATCATGGATATCCTTGGCATTGGCATGAAGGTCTTGGATAAGTTTTTTCCTGACCCCGAACAGAAAGCCAAAGCCCAGCTTGAGTTAATGCAGATGCAGCAGAACGGTGAGCTTGCCAAGATGCAGGCTGACATGCAAGAGCAAGGAGAGCTTACCAAGCGTCAAGAAAACGATATGCGGTCTGACTCATGGCTCTCCAAAAACATTCGCCCTATGACCCTTATAGCGATCCTAATAGGCTATTTTATCTTTGCCATGATGTCAGCGTTTGATCTTGATACAAACGAGAAGTATGTTGAGTTGCTTGGGCAATGGGGCATGTTAATAATGAGCTTCTATTTCGGTGGTCGCACCCTTGAAAAGATCATCGACATGAAAAACAAAACGCCCGAAAAGAGCGACAAGTAATGGTAACGGCTAAAAAGCCTGCGGTTAAACGAGCGCCAGTAAAACGGGTTGCAAAACCTGCGCCTGTTAGGAACCCAGACTTTACAGACAAGGTTGTTGATCTTATCAAGTGGGTAGACAGTCCGTTCAAGCTGATCTCGGTGGTGCTGATTGCGTTTGTTGCGTTTGCTGGCTACTTTGCTTGGGACTCACGGCAGGTCATTTTGGGTGCAATCAGTAGCAAAAAGACTGAACTCAAAGAACCGTTGCTTGTCGAGGCTATTACCAAGTCTTTAATTTACGATCTGAGCGCAGATGTGGTGGTTGTTAACTCTGTCAATCTTCAGTCAAATAGCCGCACAACCATCTTGGCAATGAGCAATCAGGGTCGTGAAAAATCGCTTGAAGGCGTAATCAACGCTTTGTTTACCAGTTCGCCCGAACGCAACCGTGCAGTCATTACGATGTTTCAAGGCGAGGTGCATTGCGAGACGTTTGTACCAAGCTCAAAGCTCGGTGAGTACGTTGTCAAACATGGCGTGACGTACATGTGCCGTGGTGCTGTACCCCCAGAACAAGGGCGCTTTGTAGGCTACATTGCGGTTGGTTTTAAGATACCCCCTAAAGATATTATCCAAGCGAAGACTCGCATTAACTTAGCAAGTGCGGAGATGAGTAAATGATTAGTAATTGGCAAAAATCGTTCGAGCTGATGTTGAAGTCGGAGGGAGGGTTTGTCAATCACCCGAGCGACCCCGGCGGCATGACCAACCTCGGCGTGACCAAAACGACTTGGGAAAATTGGGTAGGCCGTGAGTCAGACGAGGCTGAAATGCGTGGGCTGACACCGGAAAAAGTTGAGCCTCTGTACAAAAAGAAGTATTGGGATGCCGTGCGTGGGGATGAAATTGAAAATGGTGGTGTTGCATACCTTTTGTTTGATTTCGCCGTAAACGCAGGCGTGGGTCGTTCGATAAAGACCTTGCAAACCGCAGTTGGTGTCACGCCAGACGGTGGGTTCGGCCCGATGACGATGGCAGCTGTGCAAGCCGTTGACCCTGTTGATCTAATTGAGCGATTTAGCCAAGCCAAAGAGGATTTCTATCGGTCTTTAAACACTTTTGCAACGTTTGGCAAAGGATGGCTAAATCGGGTGGCTGACGTTAAGGTAAAGGCTTCGTCGATGTTGGCTTGAATTGCTTATCGCAGTAAACACAAAGCCCGTCACGCAACGTTGTACAGACTTGACCGCAGCCATCACAAACAAACTCTTTGGGATAATTCGTTGGGCGTGACCAACGTATCCAAATGGCTGTGGCAACCAATGCGGCAGCGGAAGCGTAAAACACAAACATCCAGTCCCATAGCGTCATCACCAGCCTCCCACACCCATAAGTACCACTTGTTCACGTTTGGCTCTCTCAGCGGCTATACGCATGGCTGGCGATAGCCTGTATGCCGGCCTGTCAAACTTGTCGATCTTCTTGTCGATGTGAGTCAGGTATTTTTCAAGCAAAGCACGTTCGCCAGTTGGGGCAATACCGCCTAATTCGTGCGAACACATTGCAAGTGTTGCGGGTCGAGAGTCTGGTAACAAACCTTTATGGCGCAGTTTGTCAGCAGCGGCTAGGTATAAATTAGATAAAGTCATTGTTGTCCCCAAGTAATTGCGTGGCACGATCAAGACCAACTTCTGTTTGAATCATTCGACGTAGCCTGACAATTGTTTCAGCGTTTAGCAACATTCCCTCCATTAACGCTTTGTTTGATTCTTGCAACTGGCGTATCAGCTGCGCTGCCTCGGTCTGTTCTTGATGCGTCATAAAAAACCCATTCTCAAGGTTTCTCAGGATTTGTTTCGGGCTAAGTGGGTTCATTGTTTGCCTTGTCTAATGCGTAGAGGGCTGTATACAGATGCGGATGCGTTGTGTCGTTGAGTAGTACGCCTTTGTCCCCAATGTATCCCGTGGGCTTTAATTTAGCTAAATTGTCAGCAGCCTGGCGATACGCACAAGGGTTGTATTCAGCGTTGCATTTGCCACCGCAAGCCTCTTTAAACAGATGGATATAGTCGGCCTTAGTCATGTCAGCACCCACCTCCACCACCTTGACCACCAAAACCACCACGAATAATAGGTGTAAGCCACGGTTGCATATTTTCAGGGTGACGGTATTGCCATTGCGTCATGTTCACCCCACCTTTCACAAAACACAATTGCAAGTGATCTTTAATCATCTTCCATTGCTCTTTAGTTGGCTCTCTGCCACCGTTCATTTCAACAAAACCTTGCAGCCAATAAGCAAATTGATCGTGGTTCATAAACGTAATCCAAAAGGGTTGTGGGCGTGTTTAACAACTAGGTTTTCGTAATTATCTGAAGATTCTGTAACAGTCGGTGCTTGTCGAATAGTGACATAAACACAAGGTGAGCCACGCCTGCCATCCCCACGTTTCTCGATCTTGTTATTGCGCTGAAGTTTGGCAAGTTGAGTGTAGATGCTGATCTTTTCAAGGCCACAGTAATCAGCAATATCAACTGTTGTTTTAGGCTCAATGCAATACCGCAATATCTTTTGTTCTGTTGACATATGTTCTCTTTAAAAGGATACATTAAGTTATCTAAACAGATCAATCAAGAAGTATTAACTAGGTGATAACCCTTACTCTGTTTATTTTAAATATAGTTCCCCTACCCTTATACCCACCCACCGTAGTAGTTGAGGATAAATCCTTTACGACAGACCTGTACCTTGTTAGGTTTATGGCAGGCATCTCACCCCACCCCTAGATTCCCTAGATTGCTAGCAGTCCTTGCAAGCAATAAAGATCAATACCTAGAGTAAATGGTTTTAGTAGATTTCTCTACTCTGTCTATATCCTGTTCGATTTCTCTACTGGGGCGTGCGGGTCACACGGGATAAAGCTATATAACAAATGTATAACTGACCTGTATGGGTACGAGTGGTCACTCTATTAGCTAATGCGCCCTGACAGCTGTTTAAAAAAACAAAAAAGCCGTTTTAATCTGTATCCTGGTGAGAGAATCCACTATCGTTTTCAAGGCGCAAGTGGATCAGGCTACAGACTAAAACGGCTTCGTTATCTCTCACGACAACAATTTAATTATGCCATCGTCTGTTCCGATGTGTCAAGGTCTGAAGCTAACCTAGTGAAACACGACCCTTATCATTGTTTGTTTCATGCTTGCTAAAGGATTAATCAGTCTAATGCAACTCAGGCCAGATTTGTTGCCAGTTAGGGATTTCTTTTCTTGACCATTTACCGTTTGATTTCTTTTCAAGCTCGGCAGCTAGCAACACTAACTTATCACCAGGCAAACCATTGTTGCGCCATTGCGATACAGCTGGTGGACTGACACGGCAGAGCTTGGCTACAGCAAACGTGCCACCTAATGTTTGGATGATTTCTGTTGTATTCATGTAGCAATCTTAACATTGGTTGTCAAAGAAACTCAAATAAATATTTAACCTTGAGTTTTCCGCTTGCGTTCTGTGTTTAGTTGGCTTAATATTAGTCATGGCATACCCGCCATGAACAACGATAAAAGGTACATAAATGAAAGAATTAGCAAAAGCACTTGTTACGGCTCAGGCAGCAATGTCCCACGCAGCTAAAGACTCCAAAAATCCCCATTTTAAATCTGCATACTCTAGCTTGGCGAGTGTGATTGACGCTGTGCGGCCTGCTTTGTCGGCTAACGGTTTAGCTTTTGTGCAGATGTTGCATACAGCAGACGGTGGCGTAGCAGTCGAAACAGTTTTAATCCATGAGTCTGGTGAGCAGTTGTCTTGCGGCACGTTGTTTATTCCTGCTAGTAAGCAAGATGCTCAAGGCTATGGTTCAGCGATTTCGTATGCAAAACGCTACAGTTTACAAAGTGCGCTTGGCATAGCGTCAGAGGATGACGATGGCAACTCAGCGGTTAAATCAGCGCCTCCAAAGGTTGAGAAACCCAAAGGCATAGATATGGATGCAACGGTTGACCAAATGGCGGCAGCGGTCAGCTATGAAAGCCTGAAGGACATATTTAGACTGGCTTGGACACAATGCCTGAAAGAACAACAACCCGTCTTGAAAGCAATGTATGACGGAATTAAAGCAAACTGGGAGAACCAATAATGGCTTCAGATTTAAATCGTTGTGAGTTTATTGGCAGATTAGGTAAAGACCCTGAAATGCGTTATTCAGCGGATGGCAACGCTATTTGTAATTTGTCACTTGGCGTTAATTTTGAATATAAAAACAAAGCTGGTGAACCACAAAAAACGGTGACTTGGGTAAGAATTAGTGCGTATAGTCATTTGGCTGGCATTTGTGGGGATTACCTTAAAAAAGGTTCTCAAATTTATATTTCGGGGAAATGGGTTACTCGCAAATGGGTCAACAAAGACGGAGTTGATCAATACACAACTGAAGTGGTTGCTGACCAGATGCAAATGCTCGGTGGTCGGCCTGCGGAGGATGCGCCTGCACCAGCTGCGCCTGCAAAACCAAAGTCTGACGCATACCGACAGATTAAAGAGGGGATTGTCGTGCCTCTTGATGAAATGATTGACGATGTGCCGTTTTGATGAGTCAGTCAGAGGAGGCAATTTTAATATCTTGGCGATTGCAACAATGGTACGAAGGTATGGTTTTAGACGCTAGAGCCATGCAAGACTTACAGGATGCAATCGAGATGCTTAAAACTTTAGCTAAACAGGTGCAAAAATGATTATTAAATCAGCAGATTCAGAATCAGGCCATTGGTACGCAGCTGACGGTTCACCAGCGTACAAGATCATTGGTAAGAACGGCAAAGAACGCAACACAACGGTTCGTGACGCAAGGGAACTTGGTTTAAAGCCTAGCGTGACAACCATTCTTGGAATTATTGGTAAGCCTGGCTTAAACACTTGGCTGCAACAACAGGTCTTACTGGCTGCGCTGACGTTGCCACGCATTGCTGGCGAAACAGAGGAAAACTGGTTAGAACGGGTAATGACTGATTCTAAGTCTACGGGCCGTGACGCTATGGATCGTGGCACACAGATGCACGGCGTTTTGGAACGGTTTTATCGTGGCGAACAAGACGATTACCCTGTTTATGTTAACCAGGTTGATGCGGCAATCAGAATCCACTTTGGGCATGACCAGACTTGGGAGGCAGAACGCTCGTTTGCATACGAAGGCTTTGGCGGCAAGGTGGATTTGATTGCTGAAAACATTGTGATCGACTTTAAGAGCAAAGATAAGCTCGACAAAGTTGTGCCGTATCACGAACAACTTATGCAATTGGCCGCCTACCGTGTCGGTCTTGGCAAGCCCACAGCCAGATGCGCCAATGTGTTCTTTACTGCTGAAGGCGATGTGAAACTTATCGAACACTCGGAGGAAGATTTAGCCTCTGCGTGGGATTGCTTTCAGTATTTATTAGCGTTCTATAAGCGTAAAAACAACCTATAATAAATTGCGGGGAAAGCTAGTGTCCCAAACACACTCCTTGTTCGGTGAGTACCCGCACCTTGTTGTAAAAACCCCAAAAAGTAAAAAATAATTGCAAAAATTAGGGTAAACACCTATGCTTTTATTATTTAGATAGCTTAATATCTGTACATGGCAACACGCCATCAACCACGATAAAAGGTACATAAATGAGCAAACTGATCCAAGCATTTAAAGCAGACCCATCCGAAAAAAACCGTGCAAAGTTAGCGGCATACTTGCAAAAACACATGATGGCTATTTGTATGGCAAGCCCAGACGAGCAGCAATTCCTAAAAGCTAACGGGTTTAAGGGGTAAGCCATGAAACATTCATACATACAGCTAACAGACGAAGGCAAGCGTCAATTGATGCGTGAACTTAGCCTTGAGCTTACCGACAAAAAGATTGCAGAGCTGATGGATCAATTTGCAGATGGCGTGAAATTAGACAGTAACGGTGAGCCGTATATCAAGATTGACCGTGACGATGTGCTGATGTGCGCTGTGCCAATGTACACACATTTCATTGACATTAACCATATTGAAACCGTGACAGCTAACGAGGAGGATGGCAGCGATGAATAAGCGTAACTGGCCCTTTCTGACTGACTTAGGCGATCCTAACTGGACAGGTCGCACCACTCGCACAATGCGTAATCAGACACGCTACACGCAAGCTGACGAACGTATACCGCCGATTGCTTGGGTTGTTGGCTTGTTAATGCTGGCGCTTGTGTTTGGTTTCTTTCCACTTTTAAGTTTGATGATGTTATGAACAAGATTGATTTAATTATTGATGCGCTTGAGTCAGCATACGAGGACAAAGCGGGATGGTGCGACAAAGTTAATGAAGCCCTGTACGCTGCTAGAAGGTTACAAGCGTTGCAACCAGTTGGCGTGTTTGAATATGATGCAGAAAACCAAGTTTGGGAAGAATTAACGCCAAACTGTGAAGGTGTAAAACTTTACGCACTAGACGAGGTTAAACATGACTGACCAAAGATTAGTAAAGCAACTCGACTTGTATGAACGTGCGTACCTTGTGTTGACCATTTGGTCTGAGGATTACAACAACGTTGACCCAGATCATCAAAAAGTCATTGATGATCTTAAACAAGAAATTAAACGTATTACTAAGGAATTGGAACGGAAACCTGATTTGAGCATTGAAGCAAACCGTGTTGCCTATGATGTTGCCATGCACTACGCAAACAAGACAAAGGAAAAATTGGGATGAATCAAGTTGCAAGAAACACCGATCCCGCCACCAGTTGGGCTGCTGCCGACTCTGCAAAGTCTTTAGCGGCTCAACACGCCACGATTATCATCCAAGCCTTATGCAAGTATGGGGCAATGGGAAAAGACGGTATAGCCACGATTACAGGACTTGATGGTAATCAAGTAGCCAGGCGGCTTAGTGAATTAGAACGCAATCATGAAATTCTGCTAACTGGTCGCAATGTGCAAAGCAAAGCTGGTCGGGCCGAAAGGGAATGGAAGGTTATGCCAAAACAAATGGATTTAATATGAGTTACATCATTGGAAACTTACCGCCAATTAAATGTTTTGTGCGGCGAGAGTATTTGTACAACTTTGAGAAAGGTCACGGTGAGCTTGAGCCTTGCATTTGGGTAAGCATCAAAGCAATCCGTGGGCAAGTGTTTCGCATTGAAAGCCTGTTGCCACGGTATGGTGCTTTGTACGACAAACTACCTATTCAGGCTTACGTTTGGAATACTAAACATGGCGATTTAGATTTTGACATTTTGCAACTATGGGATTGCATGGGGTACAGGTTTACGGTTCATGAAAAGATTGGGTTGCGTAACCTTGGGGTTAAATTCTTAGGTAAAGATAAAGAATGGCACTTTGGTAAATACCTGTTTACCGTAGATTTTTGTGCCGACGGTATGGATGTCGATACTGGATTTACTGAAGTTGCTGAAGAACATAAATCATTTAATTTTATCCGGCTAGATAATGGGCAGTTTGCAGCGCAGCCTAACAACCGTTGCCTTTGGTACGACCAGTCGCTAATACCAGCTAAAACTGAGTTCCCAGACTTTCAAGCATCACGCCACATTTGGACAGTAGACGGATCGCGCAAATGGTCAGCTGGTGACGATTGGTTCTACGACATTGGGGAACGGCATGAGTGAATATTCGCCACATCCCTGCATAGAATACATTTACGACAACGCACCACATTACGCCAAGGCCAAAGGAGAACTGGCGCAATTAGAGGCGTTTAAATCAAGCCTAAAAGCTATTTTGATGAAGAAGTCTGGCGAAACTGCTGTGACCGCCCAGGAGAGGGAAGCATATGCTCATCCTGATTACCAAAACCTTTGCAATGCAATTGGGGCAGCAACTGAGAAGGCCGAGTTGTTAAAGTGGCGGTTAACCAGCGCACAACTTAGATTTGACGCATGGCGCACCGAGCAGGCTAGTAACCGACAAATTGAGAAAATAACCAAATGAGAACACTCACGGCTTATTTTTCTGTTAACGAAGAAACTAAAATTAAATACTCAGAGTCATTTATAGCTTCACATTGGGTAATTCAAGCCGATATTTTGGGTGATTTAATTGCTGAATTACAGAAAAAATACGAATTAATCATTATTGAACAGAGAAAAACCAAATGAAAGATTATTCTGAAAGCCTAATTAAACTTAAAGCAATGATTCATCAATACCAAAAACTGGTATTGCAGGGCAAATATGACGCTGCCGCTGACGTTGCGGTGGATATGCAAATCGTTTTGGTTGATCTTCAAGAATGGACAGAGGCTCAAGTTGACCAAAGCGCAACGTAAGCATTATGAGAAACTTGCAGGGCTGGGTTGCTCATTGTGCCGACACTTGGAATATGGGGAAACGCCGGCTCATATTCATCACATTAGACGATTAGGGATGAAACGTGAAAATTCGCCGGTTATACCGCTATGCCCGACTCATCATGTGGGCAATGATGGGGTACACGGACTGGGCAAAAAGGCGTTTGCTCAAAAATATGGGGTTACAGAAGAAGATTTATTAGCCCAGACTGAGGTTTTAATTTGAGAGCTAGACGGGTTGACGTTAATCAAAAAGATATTGTTGTTGCGCTGCGACAACTAGGGTTTTCTGTCACCGATTTGTCAGCCGTAGGTAAAGGTTGCCCAGACTTATTAGCGGGTAAACATGGGGTTACTTACTTATTTGAGATTAAACGGGACAACAAAGCAAAATTCACACCACAGCAAATTGAATGGCAAAACGGTTGGAAAGGTGGTATTTTTGTTAGAATTGAGTCTATTGACGATGTTTTAGCATTGTGAGGCCATATGGATTATCCCGCCGTATTTGTTGCAACCTTGTTCCATTCAGGCACAAATGCTCACTTTATGCATTTGCAGACGGACAGTTACGCCAAGCACGTTGCGCTAGGTGAATATTATGATGGCATTATTGATTTGGTGGACAAGTGGGCCGAGGCGTATCAAGGCGCTTACTCAATCATCAAGAGTTACCCCAAAGACTTTCATTTAGCCACCGATCCCGTCAAATACATCACAGGTGTAAAAGCGTTTGTTAAAGACATTCGTGACGAACTGCCTAAAGACTCAGAGCTACAAAATATTGTGGACGAGATTGCCGATCTGATTGATTCAACCCTTTATAAGCTAAAGGCGTTCAAATGAATAAGCCTGGACTCTACGCCAATATTCTTGCTAAACAAGAGCGCATTAAAGCAGGCAGCGGCGAAAAGATGAGAAAGCCAGGTGATCCAGGCGCACCCACGGCTAAAGACTTTAAAGAATCAGCCAAGACTGCCAAGGACAATAAGAAATGACAGCGGCTTGGCAACGCAAAGAAGGAAAAAACCCTGCTGGCGGTCTAAATGCCAAGGGTCGAGCAAGTGCCAAAGCAGAAGGCATGAACCTCAAGCCACCCGTTAAGTCAGGTGATAACCCACGCAGAGCCAGTTTCTTAGCACGAATGGGCAATATGTCAGGGCCAATGGAAAAAGACGGGAAACCGACTAGGTTAGCGTTAGCCTTAAAAGCATGGGGCGCATCAAGCAAAGAAGATGCCCGATCAAAATCTAAGAATATCAGCGAACGCAATAAGTAGGCTAAACTATTCATACTTAAACTACCACAATTGGGTAAGTAATGAAGATAGAACAAGTCGCAGTCACGGCGCTAATACCTTACGCTAAGAACAGCAGAACGCACGATGACGCACAAATTGCCCAGATAGCGGCAAGCATTAAAGAGTTTGGCTGGACTAACCCAATCCTAGTAGACGGGGAACGGGGCATCATTGCAGGCCACGGCAGGCTTATGGCGGCTAGAAAGCTAGGCATGACAGAAGTACCAGTCATTGAGCTAAAAGACCTGACACCCACGCAAAAGAAAGCCTACATCATTGCCGACAACCGATTAGCGTTGAACGCAGGGTGGGATGACCAGTTGCTAACCATTGAGCTCAACGAATTACTTGCAGATAAGTTTAGCTTAGACTTGCTAGGATTTAATGCAGACGAGCTCAATGCGCTATTAAACCCAATTGAAATTATTGAGGGACTGACAGACGAAGATGAGATACCTGGTCCACCTCCAGATCCAATTGTTCAATCAGGAGATTTATGGATATTAGGTAACCACCGATTGCTATGTGGCGATGGTAAAGATTTTTCAAATGTTGAAATATTGCTTGATGGTCAGAAAATCAATTTAGCAATTACTTCGCCACCTTATGCATCACAAAGAACTTACGATAAAGATTCTGGATTCAAACCAATACACCCAGATGAATTTGTTAATTGGTATCAAGACATATCATCAAATATCATGGCAAATTTGACAGATGATGGTTCGTATTTCTGTAATATCAAACCAAATGCAGAAGGATTAAAAAGAGAACTTTACGTTTTTGATTTGGTTTTGGCCCACGTAAGAGATTGGGGATGGAATTTTGCTGATGAATATTGTTGGGAAAGAAACGGAATACCTCAACAAGTAGTGACAAGGTTTAAAAATCAATTTGAACCAATTTACCATTTTACTAAAGACAAATGGAAATTTAGACCAGAATCGGTAAAGCATGAATCTAAAGCCGTTCCTAAAGCAAAAGGTAAAGGGGCTGGAGATACCAATGCAGCTAAAAGACAAGGTGTTGTGTCGGCAGTTGATGGGAATGATGTAGCAGCAGGAATGGCATACCCTGGCAACAGATTGCCTACATTTCAATCAGAAGCTTTAGGTCATCCAGCTGCATTTCCTGTGGGATTGCCAGAATTCTTTATCAAAGCGTATACCGATGCTAAAGATGTTGTATTTGATCCATTTATGGGTAGTGGATCAAGTCTTATTGCAGCAGAAAAACATGGAAGAATGTGTTTTGGTACGGAAATAAGCCCAATGTATTGTGATCTGATCATTAAACGATGGGAAAACTTTACTGGCAAAACAGCAGTTTTATCGGAGTTATAAGCAAATGGCTGAAAAAGGAAGGCCACCACATAAGCCAACGCAGGCAGATAGGGATACCGCAAAGCGCTTATCGGCGCTTGGTTGCCCACACGAGGACATTGCCATTCGCTTAAAAATCTCATCTGATACGTTGGTTAAGTATTATCAAGTTGAGCTTGACGAAGGCAGAATTGACGCTAACTCAGCCATTGCCGGCACGTTGTTTCAGCAAGCCAAGAACGGAAACACTCAGGCTGCTATCTTTTGGCTAAAGACTAGGGCTAGGTGGAAAGAAACAGACCGCCACGAGATTGCTGGCGCTGATGGTCGTGACCTGGTGGTTAAATGGGCAGAGAACTAATACTGCCGTACTCACCCAGACGGGTATTCAAATCATTCCACAACCGCACCGAACGTTGGGCTTGCTTGGTGGCCCATCGTCGTGCAGGCAAAACAGTTGCAGCTATAAACGACATTATCAGGGCAGGCTTGATGTGCAAAAGCCAGCAACCGTTGTTTGCTTACATTGCGCCGTATCGCAGTCAGGCTAAATCTGTAGCTTGGGATTACCTAAAACACTTTGCTGCACCTGTTCTCGCATCGAGCAACGAGGCCGAGTTAACTATCGAGCTTATAACTGGCGGCAAGATCAGATTGTTTGGCGCTGACAACGCAGATGCTATGCGTGGCCTAGGTTTTGATGGCGTGTTCATGGACGAATATGGGGACTTCAGGCCTAGCGTGTGGGGTAACGTCATTCGACCAACATTGTCAGACAAGCAGGGTTGGGCTGTGTTTGCCGGAACGCCAAAAGGCAAGAATCAGTTTTGGCAGATATACGAAACAGCCAAAAAGAACCCTGATGAGTGGTTTCATTTAGTCCTAAAAGCTAGTGACTCTAAATTACTGCCTGAATCAGAATTGCAAGCTGCTGCTGCACAGATTTCTCAAGACCAATTTGAGCAAGAGTATCAATGTAGTTTTGAAGCTGCCATTTTAGGGGCGTTCTATGGCGAGGAATTACGCAAGATTACAGATGCCGGTCAGGTTAGGCGTGTTGATTACGATCCGCACCTACCCACATACACGGCTTGGGACTTAGGCTATCGTGATGACACGGCTATTTGGTGGTATCAAGTCATCCGCAACGAAATTCACATCATTGATTATTTTGCAATAAGTGGTGCAAACATTGCAGAAATAGCTAAAATAGTCGTAGAAAAGCCGTATAAATACGCAAAACATTACCTACCGCACGATGCAAGGGCTAAAACTCTAGCAGCAGCGGGTAAGTCAGTTATTGAGCAGTTGAGTGAGTATCTAGGCATTAACAACATGGCGATTGTGCCTGATCTGAGTGTGCAAGACGGGATTCAGGCGGTCAGGCAGATGTTGCCGCAATGTTGGTTTGATAGCGGACGAACGCATGACGGGCTAGAGGCTTTACGGCAATATCAGCGGGAATACGACGAGGACAAGAAGGCATTTAGGCAAACGCCCAGGCATGATTGGACAAGCCACCCAGCAGATGCGTTCCGAATGTTGGCAATTGCGTGGAGGCTAGAGCCAAAGGTTAAGCAGCCAGATATGGTCAAGCCGTTGATTGTCGGGCCTGAGAACACAGTAACTTTGAATGATATGTGGGCAACCCACACAACAAACCGGAGTAGAAGATTATGAGCGGCGTACCACAACCTTATGAATATCAATACGAACACGTTGCAGCAAGTCAGACCGCACAAGTTTTAGGCGGCACAGGCGCAGTTGGTGACTATTTACATCGTTTAATTTGTACTGTTGCCACAGCGGCAACAGGTGGCGTTACCATCGTCGATGGCTCATTCTCGCACGTTCTTTTGCCAGCAGTAGCGGGAACAGGCGTTAACGTCTACAACATTGAAGTAAACGCTATTTCTCGTAGCGGGCCGTGGAAGGTCACAACTGGCGCAGGCGTAGAAGTAATAGCTGTTGGCATTTTCAGCGCATGATCGTAGCGAGCGTATTGCGGTCAGGCGGTGATTTTAAGCCTGAACACGTCTATGCGCTGCAAAAGATGTGCGCTAAGTATCTGCCACCGCATGAGTTTGTGTGCCTGTCAGACGTTGATCTAAAGTGCAAAACCATCCCTTTGATGCATGACTGGGTTGGTTGGTGGGCAAAGATGGAGTTGTTTCGGCTACCAAGTGCGCTGTACTTTGATCTTGATACGGTGCTAACTGGTGACTGTACGGTAATGATCGAGGCGGCAAAACAGCACGATTTTGTGATTATGCGTGACGTTTATCGGGGTCAATACAACCCAAAAGCGATGCAGTCGAGCATGATGTATTGGTCGAAACCTGTTGATTTGTACGACAAGTTTGCCGCATTACAGATGTATACAGCGGGTGGCGACCAGGCTTACATAGAACACTTTATGCGGGACAAAGTGACGTACTGGCAAGATATTTGTGATGGAATTGTGAGCTTCAAGGCTGATGTGCTGCCCAAAGGGGTAGACGATGCCAAGGTTGTGATCTTTCACGGTAAACCAAGACCGTGGGAACAAACAAGGATACCGTATGAAATTGGTTGAAGGTTGGCAAGTTCCTGACATAGACGAGTGTTGCATTAACGCACTCTTGGTTGAGCTGCCAGACTTAAATGTGAGTTATACCCACATGAACCAGTTCCGCACAGTCATTCAGGCCGGTGGCAATATCGGTGTTTATCCCGCTACGATGGCAGGGCAATTTGAGCGTGTGATTACAGTAGAGCCTGATTTAACCAATTACCAAGCGTTGCTGCTAAACGTTGCAGGCCATGACAACATTGAGCATCATTGGGCTGCATTTGGTGACAAAATTGGCACAGCGTCAGTCGATCACCCATACCCTGAGAACATTGGGGCGCATCAGTTAAAGGCAGGCAACGATGTGCAAGTTATACCAATTGATGCTTTAGAGGTTGATGATTGCGACTTTATTCAGTTAGACATTGAAGGTTATGAGCATTTGGCTTTGCTTGGCGCAGAACGCACAATCAAAAAGACACACCCAGTTATCACGCTCGAGCTTAAAGGCTTGGGCAGTCGGTACGGGTACAGCGACGAGGACACAATCAACCTACTCCAAGATTGGGGCTACGAGATTGTCGGGCGGGTAAACCGTGACGTAATTTTTGCGAGATACTAAGATGGAAGCATTGACTGGTGTTCAAAAGTGGCTAAACGTAATCAGCCAATACGACAATGAGTTCAAAAAATGGGAGGCTCGTACAAATAAGATTGTGAGGCGTTACCGTGATGACAACCGCAATCAGAACACCAACGAAACCGCTAAATTCAACATTCTGTGGTCTAACGTACAGACGTTGATCCCTGCCGTATATGCTAGGCTACCAAAGGCTGACGTATCTCGACGCTTTGGGGATAACGACCCAGTTGCCCGTGTTGCTAGTCAATTGATCGAACGTGCCTTGGACTTTGAGATCGAGCATTACACCGATTTCAGATCGACCATGAAACACGCAGTTGAGGACAGGTTCTTGGGTGGTCGAGGCGTGGCATGGGTGCGCTACGAGCCGCACGTTCGGGCGCAAGACATTCCTGAAGATGGACTGCAAATAACCGAAGATGTTGACGAGGTTGACAGTACAGGTCAGCAAGTCAAGACTGCTATGACGCTTGATGGCGCTATGGGTGAGGAAGTCGAGCCACAAGAGGAAATTGAGTACGAGTGTGCGCCTACCGATTACGTTCATTGGAAAGACTTTGGACATTCGGTTGCCCGTACATGGGAGGAAGTCACTCAAGTCTGGCGCTGGGTGTACATGACCAAAGACAGCCTAATCGAACGCTTTGGCGAGGAAACGGCTAAATCCATTCCCTTGGATGCAGGGCCTGAAACCAATAAGCAGTATTCGACCCAATCCAAAGACTTCACACGGGCTAAGATTTGCGAGCTTTGGGACAAAGAAAGCGGCAAAGTGTACTGGATCAGCAAGAGTTGCCCAAACATTCTTGACGAGCGTGACGATCCGTTAGAGTTGGAAAACTTCTTTCCGTGTGCCAAACCTTTGTACGCCACGATGACGAGCGACACGCTTGTACCTGTGCCTGACTTTGTGCTGTATCAAGACCAAGCGACAGACCTAGACATTTTGACTGATCGCATTGACGGGTTAGTTAAGGCGTTGCGTGTGCGTGGGGTCTATGACGCATCACAACCTACCTTGCAGCGTCTTTTGACTGAGGGCGACAACAACACGTTGATCCCAGTTGATAAGTGGATGGCGTTCTCTGAAAAGGGTGGATTAAAGGGGTCGATTGACTTGTTGCCAATTGATGTGATGGCGGCAACGCTCATGCAATGCTATCGAGCAATGAATGAAATCAAAACCCAAATCTATGAAATCACAGGTATTAGTGACATTATTCGGGGACAGGGACAAGCCTCTGAAACCGCTACGGCACAACAGATTAAGGGTCAGTATGCAGGATTGCGCTTGCGCTCGATGCAAGAAGATGTTGCCCTGTTTGCGAGTGAGCTATTCCAGTTAAAAGCACAGGTTATTTGCACTAAATTCCAGCCCACAACGATCCTTATGTACGCTGCCGCACAAGGTATGCAGCCGGCAGATCAGGCGCTGATTCCACAAGCCTTGCAGTTAATCCAAGACAAGCCGCTACGCTCGTTCCGCATCCAAGTGGATTCAGATAGCCTGGTGCAGATCGACGAGAATCAAAACAAACGTGAGCGAGTTGAGTTCTTGCAAGCAATGGGTGGGTTCTTGACGCAAGCGTTGCCAATGGGTCAACAAGCGCCAGAGTTAGTGCCTATGCTGATCGAGTTGGTTAAGTTTGGCGTTGGCGCATACAAGAAAGCCGCACCGATTGAGGGTACGATTGACCAGGCGATGCAAGAGTTGCAGATGAAACAGCAACAGATGGCGCAGCAGCCACCACCGCCAAACCCTGAAGTCATGAAAATGCAGGCAGAGCAGCAGTTTGAGCAAATGAAGATGCAAGCTCAAGCCCAAAACGAGCAAATGAAGATGCAGGCCACGGCGCAGGCTGAACAACTGAGGGCGCAAGCCGATATTCAGGTTGCCCAAGCCAAAGCGCAGGCTGATGTGCAGATGCATCAAATGAAACTGCAAGCAGATGCTCAACTTGAGGCGCAAAAACAACAGTATATGCAGGCAATGGAACAAGCCAAGTTGCAAGCTGCCGAACAGTTAGAGAAATGGAAAACTGAGCTAGAGTCTGCAACCAAGATCATGGTGGCTAGGATTGGGGCGAACCCAGGCTTAGACTTGCCATTGCTTGAGGCTCAAGAGGCTGCAAGCACGAAGATTGCCGCAGAACTGGGTGACAATGTGACGCAAGCCATGAACCGCATGGTGCAGATGCACGACAACATGAGCAATATGCACAACACCGCAATGGATAAAATCAACGGCGTGATGACTGTTATTGCAGCGCCTAAGAAGATTATCCGTGGCGCAGACGGGAGAGCCGCAGGGGTTGAGCTTGCATGAACGGGTATTGGGACACCGGAACGTGGGACGATGCCACATGGGACTATGTACCCGTCCTAATTGACGTTGACACCCACGATGGCGTTGATCGCAAGAAAAGGGAAGAAGAACACCGCAAGGCAGAGGCAGCAAAGGCAAAAGCAAGGCGAGATGAGGTTTTAGCGTTATTTGAGCAAATAGTAGAGGGTAAACCAAGGATTGCAGAGGAAATTGCAGAACCGTTTGTCATTGAGGCTACAGCCCAAGCGCCAGCGGCAATCAATTACGATGCGATGTTGGCTGATTTAGATCGGGTAAACCGGATTTACAACGAACACATAGAAATGGATGATGAGGACGTTATAGCTCTGTTATGAAAAAAACTTACATATACGTTAATGGCGAACTGGTTGAGAAAGGCTCAAAAGAGCATTACGAGAGCCTTGGCCCAATGGTGATGCCAGACATTCAACCCTACAAATCCATGATTGACGGGTCAATGATTACGAGCCGGTCAATTCATCGAGAACACTTGCGCCAACATAATTGCTTTGAAGTAGGCAATGAGAAGATGGAAACCAAGTTGCCACCGCCTGTTGACACACGCAGGGAAGTCATGCGGCAGCAGCTGGCGAATATGACGCATAAACAGGCAAATCAAGTTCTTTCACAACTACGCCGTAAATTTACCTAAAGGGGTATGCAATTGGAAAATACTGAACAGCCAGATCGTCGAGAATTACTGTCACAGCAGTTCGATGAGGTTCAGAATGAAGCACCAGTCGAGGCAGTAAGGACGCAGGAACAACCCAATCTTGAGCCACCGGCAGAGCCACCAGTTTGGGAAAGACCGCCGGCATCGTGGAAGAAGGATTATCACGAAGCCTGGACAACCGCTGATCCAAAGCTGAAAGAATACGCTTGGAAACGTGAAGAAGAAATGAGAGCAGGGGTTCAGCCTTTGCTTACTAAAGCTCAATATGCTGACCAAATGCAGCAAGCCATTGAGCCGTACATGAACAACATTCGTGGTTTAGGCATTGAAGCACCACAGGCTGTCAAAGCCTTGATGGAAGCTGATAACGTCTTGCGCCACGGTTCGCCACAACAGAAACAAGCATATTTTGCCCAATTAGCCCAACAGTACGGGATCAACATGGGCGATGTGCAGATTCAACCTACTGATCCCAATTTTTACGCCATTCAAAACGAGCTTGCACAAGTTCGTGGCGAGGTGTTAAATTGGAAGCAAGCGCAGGAAAATGCACAGAATGAAGCACTTTTGAGCGAAATTAACCAGTTTCAATCAAAAGCAGAGTATTTTGAGGAAGCTCGTCCAACAATGATCCAACTGCTTAACAGCGGTGTGGCGAAGGACTTGGATGATGCGTACCAAAAGGCAATACGCCTAGATAACGACCTGTTTACAAAACATCAGCAAGCCTCACAGGGTCAAGCAGATGCAGCGAAACGGGAAGCATCGAACAGAGCGGCGAAAGCAGCTAGGGCGGCAGCGGTCAGCGTTAAATCCTCGACACCAGGGGCGGCAACGAGTACCAAAGCGCAAGATAGGCGTTCATTATTGATGGAACAGTTTGACAATCTTAATGAGCGTTTTTGATAACCTAATCGGAGATTACTATGGCATTTGCCAATAGCTCGATCAGCGACATCATTGCGACTAACATTCAAAGCCGCACGGGTGAACTTGCTGACAACGTAACAAACAACAACGCTTTACTGCGCCGTTTGAAAGAACGTGGCAACGTAAAGACGTTTTCTGGCGGTAACGTGATTTTGCAAGAGATCATGTACAACGACGCTGCAACTGACAACACTAATAGCTATTCAGGCTATGAAGTTTTAAATGTTTCGCAAAACAGTCCCATTGACGAATTAGTGGCCTTGCAGAGTAATCTGCATTGAATAACTTTGTGAATTCGGTGAAACTCTGACCATTAAGTTGAAGACAATACCGAGCCAAGCCCAGAGATGGGAAGGTGTAACGACTAGGGTGTGACTACCCGTAGAGCCAAGTGGCTCGAAGTGCAAAGAACCCTACGGGGTTGTGAGATAGTCTGCTCTGCATAGAAATATGCAGCAGTCCGAAAGGGCGGCAAGAAATTAACGACTTCTTGTGAACATTTGGTAGTGGGGCACAGTTTTCGATCACCCAGTACGCTGCTGCGATTTCAATCAGCGGTTTGGAAATGATCCAAAACAGCGGTAAAGAAGCAATCATCGACTTGCTAGATGGTCGTATGAGCGTGGCTGAAGCACAATTGGCGAACCGTATTTCGGGTGACATTTACCTAGACGGTACTGGTAACTCAGGCAAGAACATCACAGGCCTCGGCGCTGCTGTTCCTGACGCACCAAGCACCGGCACATACGGCGGCATCAATCGTGTATCGTTCTCGTTCTGGCGTTCGGCTAAGTTCTCAGGCGTGACAGATGGCGGCTCGGCTACATCAGCATCAAACATCCAGTCGTACATGGATGCTCTTGCTGTTCAGCTGATTCGTGGAACTGACAAACCTGATCTGATCGTTTGCGACAACAACTATTACAAGCTGTATTTGCAATCGTTGCAGTCAATCCAACGTATTTCAGACGGTGGCAATTCGGCAGTTGGCGCAGGCTTTGCATCGTTGAAATACTACGGCGCTGGTATGGCATCAGATGTGATCTTAGACGGTGGTATCGGTAACGATGCAACTGCCAATCATATGTGGTTTTTGAACACCAAATACATGATGTTCCGTCCACACGCTGATCGTAATTTCGTGCCAATCGGCGGCGAACGTCAAGCTGTTAACCAAGACGCTATCGTCAAGCTCATCGGTTTTGCCGGCAACCTCACATCTTCAGGCCCGCAATTCTGCGGCGTTCTGATCGCTTAAAGGAAACCATCATGGCATATACATTTGACGAACCTCGGATCGGGGTTTTAAATATCGATCAAACGGACTCTGGTGTTACAACCGCAGGCGGCACGACTATTCCTACGCCCCCAGCTGTTCTCGGCACTATTGTTCGTGCATTTGATCCAACCTACGGCGAGGGTGAGTTCATCCTGTTGTTAGGCGTGGCATCAACTGTTGTTGGTTCTGTTGTGCGCTACAACGCTACAACTTACCAAACAACTTTGGTTGTCAACACCGCCGTTCAAGACGTACCTGTCGCAGTCGCTATGTCGGCTTGCACAGCGGGTCTTTATGGTTGGTATCAAATTGCTGGTAATGCAGTCATCAAGAAAACAGCCGTTACCGTTGCACCTAACGTTACTCTGTTCTTGTCGGCTACTGCTGGTCGTGTGAAAGTCTTGGCATCTGCCGGTTTGCAAGTTGTTGCTGCTCGTTCAGCAAACTTGACCACCGTCACTTCTACGACTTCAACCATTACCGTGACAATTAACCGTCCACATCTCCAGTCACAGATCACCTAAATGATTGAAGCTGTACTTGATGTTGTAGGGAACACAGAGCCTGACGTTTTGTTGGGCAATGTGCAGCGATCCGTAAAAAGATCGCTGCCTTGGTTTGATTTTGACGAGTCACCCCAAGGCAGCGTCTGTCTTGTTGGTGGTGGGCCAAGTCTGGTTGACACGATTGACCAGTTAAAAGCCCGTCATCAAAACGGCGCAAAAGTATGGGCAATGAACGGTTCTTACGATCATTTGCAAAGCCAAGGCATTATCCCTGACGTAATGGTGATGCTTGACGCTCGACCAGAGAACGTGAGATTTGTTCAGAATCCACAACAATCGACTACGTTTTACATCACTAGCCAATGCAACGATGCAGTATTTGATGCGTTGGAAGGTTTCAAAGTGGTGCTAGTTCACGCCAATACGCCTGGCGTTTATGAGTTGCTCGAGCATGAAAAGGCTCGACCAGTTCATCTGATGGGCGGGTTTACAACTGTTGGCATTTTGTCGTTGATATTGGCTAAGTTGCAAGGGTTTCAGCGCATCTTTATGTTTGGCATGGATTCAAGTTATCGCAATGGCGAACACCATGCTTACAAACAAGAAAGTAATGACGCAGAACGTGTAATTGACGCTATGATTAACGATGTGACGTACAAATGTGCGCCGTGGATGGCACAACAGGTAACGGATTTTCAGAATGTCGTAGCAGGCTTTGGTGATGTTACGATTGAAGTATGTGGCGATGGACTTTTGCACGAAATGGCAAAAGCGATGAGTAACTAAACTTTAAGGACTATCATGGCATTTCCATCAAGAATTATGGGCGCAGGCAATTCATCGTTAACGGCTCAAGTAATCTGTGGCGAAGGCGCTGTCGGCCTAGTCGCTACTGGCACAACCGCAGCAGATGCTTTGCAGTTGAACGTGTCAAACAACACGATTACAACTTCAGCAGCATCGACTGGCGTTAAGTTGCCACCTTGCGAAACTGGCGCTGAAATGATTATTCGTAATGATTCGGGTCAGACAATTACCGTCTATCCTTACAATACAAGCACTACAATGAACGCAGCTGCCGCAAGTGTTA